AGACATATGAAAATGCTCTTATTGAAGAAGTTCAGTTCATTAAAGAAGAACTAACTAATCGTGTGGATTCATATCTTGAGTATGTTGCTGATGAATGGATTCAAGAGAATGCTCTTGCAATTGAGCACGGTCTTAAGACCGAAATGACTGAATCATTCCTACAAGGAATGAAGAGTCTTTTTGAAGATCATTATGTTTCAATCCCTGAAGATAGATATGATGTAATCGAGAGCATGGTAGATAAACTTGATGAAATGGAAGAAAAACTCAACGAGCAGATCGATAAAAACGTTGCTCTTAATAGAAGATTAGCAGAGTCAGTTGCCGATGTAATTTTTGCGGATGTCGCTGAGGGTCTTGCACTTTCTCAGAAAGACAAACTCGCTTCTCTTGCCGAAAATGTTGAGTTTGATAGTGAAGAAAACTATCGTGAGAAACTATTAACTCTTAGGGAGTCATATTTCCCATCAAATAATAGTACTCATAGAGACTTTGTTGAGAACTTATCCGAAGAAGTTATCTATCAAGGTAATGAAACCCAGTCAGTTTCTCCAATGATGGAAGCATATCTTCAGACTCTTAGTAGAGTCGCTAAGAAGTGATTTTTAAATCATACAGTCAAACAAAACTTTTAAAATAGGTAAAAAACAATGCAAATGCACAACGCAGAATATTTGCAGGAGAAGTGGTCACCAATCCTTGATTATCAAGGAATGGACCCAATCAAAGATTCACATCGTAGAGCGGTAACCGCCATCCTGCTAGAAAACCAAGAGCGCGAACTTCGTGAAGAGCGTTCCTTCCTATATGAAGCACCAGTTAATTCAACTGGTTCCTCTGGTGGTTCATATGCTGGTCTTAGCGGTCTTGCTCCTGCACAAGGTCCAACCGCAGGTTTCGATCCTGTTCTAATCTCATTGATTAGACGTTCAATGCCTAATCTGGTCGCCTATGACCTTTGTGGCGTTCAACCAATGAATGGTCCAACTGGACTCATCTTCGCAATGCGTTCACGTTACAACACTCAAAGTGGTACTGAAGCCTTCTTTGATGAAGTTGATAGTTCTTTCTCTGCACAAGGCACTGCACGTAATGCTGCTGGTCTTGGTTCTGGTTATACTCAGAACGAAGGTGCTCAAACTGGTGGTGCTGTAGGTTTTGGTACTACTGCTTCTCAGAGTGGAACCAACCCAGGACTTCTAAACCCCAATTCTGATGCGAATCAGGCGGGTTATACCGTTGGTCGCGGTATGGATACTGAAGATTCTGAGAGTCTCGGTGAATCCGGCGGTTCTCAATTCAATCAGATGGCTTTCTCAATCGAGAAAGTCACTGTAACTGCTAAGACTCGTGCTCTAAAAGCAGAATACAGTCTTGAACTCGCTCAAGACCTTAAGGCGATTCATGGTCTGAATGCTGAAGCGGAACTAGCAAATATTCTCTCTACTGAGATTCTTGCTGAGATTAACCGCGAAGTTATTCGTACCATTTATAAGACTGCAGAAACTGGTGCTCAGGTAAACACCGCAACTCCTGGTATTTTTGACCTTGACGTTGACTCCAATGGTCGTTGGTCAGTTGAAAAGTTCAAGGGTCTCATCTTCCAAATCGAGCGCGATGCTAACGCAATTGCACAGCGTACTCGTAGAGGGAAGGGTAACATGATCCTCTGCTCTGCTGACGTTGCTTCTGCACTCACCATGGCAGGTGTTCTTGATTACACCCCTGCACTCAATGCTAATCTTCAGGTAGACGATACTGGTAATACTTTTGCTGGTATTCTCCAAGGTAAGTATCGCGTCTATATTGACCCATATTCCGCGAACTCTGCTCCCAATCAATTCTATGTTGTTGGTTATAAGGGCGCTTCCCCTTATGATGCAGGTATGTTCTACTGCCCTTATGTTCCTCTCCAAATGGTACGTGCCGTTGGTGAGAACACCTTCCAACCCAAAATTGGATTTAAGACCAGATACGGTCTTGTCGCTAATCCCTTTGCGGAAGGTAATGTGGATAACCAAGGTCTTGGTCGCCTTGCTGCTAATAGCAACCGCTATTACAGACGTGTATCTGTAAGGAATCTCATGTGAGTCATATTTAAAACTCAAATCACTGGAGGGGAGAAATCCCCTCTTTTTTATTGTTTTCAAAAATTTCAATAATACAAATATCAATATCAAGTCCTAAATATCAATAAAAACTATAAAGATCTTGTTGATATGACATTGCCAAAAATTGTACCATATAAGAAAAAATGACCTGCAATTTTCCAAAACAACTTACAAATAAGAACTTTCTTTCCCCAGTAGGATTTAAGTTTAATCTTACAAAAAGTCCCAAAGTTACATTTTATTGTAATTCAGCAAAAATCCCAGAAATTACATTAACTACTGAAATTCAACCTTCCTATTTAAAGGATTTAGATATTCCAGGAGATAAGATTTCATATGAAGATTTTAGTATGAGATTCATCGTGGATGAAGATATGGTGAATTACATGGAAATTCACAACTGGATTACTGGACTTGGATTCCCAGAAACTGCACAACAGTACAAGGATTTAATTTCAGATTCTTCAGATGTAACTCAAATAATTGATCCAAAAAAAGCATTTAGTGATGGTAGTCTCTATGTGTTAGATAGTAAATTTAATACAAATATAGTTGTAAAATTTAAAGACTTATATCCAATCAGTCTATCATCTTTAGACTTCGATGCCACATTATCCGATGTTCAATACTTAACTGCTGTGGCAACATTTAAATATACAGTGTATAATATTCTAGATAAAAATAACAATCCTTTATGACCATTGAAGAAATTGAAGAGATGTGGAAAAAAGATTCTATCATCGATCCTGATAATTTACATGAAGAGTCACTAAAAATTCCACAGTTACATTCCAAATATTATAACATCTATAATATGATAACTCTACTGAGAGAACGTGCCAGAGAAACCTATAACAGGGTCTACTTAGAACGTCATAACTACTACACAGGAAAGGCACCAGCAGAGGTTTACGTGGAAAATCCATTCCCATATAAGATTCGAGAGAAAGACGCCTTACAGAGGCATATATCCGCCGATGAGAGACTCAATAAAATTGACATGAAGATTCGATATTATGATGTGATGTTGAAATTTCTTGAAGAGATTATTAAGTGTGTTTCAAATCGTGGATTTCACATTAAAAACAGTATTGACTTCATGAAATTTACCTCTGGATACAATTGAGTGAAATAAATATTCATAACTGAAATGTTATGAATGTCACACTTGGTTATATCAAAAAAGAATGAAGTTTATCTTCAAATTGAATCAGAACCTCATATTTACTATGAACTAAGAGATGCATTTCAATTTGAAGTACCAAATGCAAAATTTTCACCTGCATATAAGAATAAATGGTGGGATGGCATAATTTATATGTTTAATGTAAATACTAAAGAAATTTACATTGGACTTTTAGATAGAGTAATTCAGTTTTGCAAAGATCATAAGTATACCTACGAGTTTAAGAAAAATAATTATTATGGTCTTCCATTTGAACAAAATGAAGAGATATCCAAGGAAGGTGTAAAAGATTACGTTACATCAATTTCAAAATACACTCCAAGAGATTATCAGATTGATGGTATCTATCAAGCACTTCGTAATAATCGAAAGGTGATTTTATCTCCAACTTCAAGTGGTAAATCTTTGATGATTTATTCACTTGTTCGATATTATGTGGCAAAAAATAATAGAATTTTAATTATTGTTCCAACAACATCACTTGTATCACAACTTTATAAAGACTTTATTGATTATGGTTGGAGTGCAGAGAATCATTGTCATCTCATTTATTCAGGTCAAGAAAAAGATGATGATAATAAAGAGGTTTACATTTCAACATGGCAGTCTTTATTTAAGTTACCTAAAAAATACTTTCAAAAGTTTCAGTGTGTAATTTGTGATGAATGTCATCAAGCAAAAGCAAAAAGTATAACTTCAATTGCTACAAAACTTTGTGATGCAAAATATAGATTTGGATTCACAGGAACTTTAGATGGAATTGAAGTACATAAACTTGTACTTGAAGGTCTATTTGGTCCATCATATAAAAGTATTCGTACAGATGAACTCATTGAAAAGGGTCATGCTGCAACTCTGAATATTAAAATACTTCTTCTCAAGCACTCACCTAAAAAGATAGAAACCTATGAAGACGAAGTTCAATATATTATTCAGAATGATAAGAGAAATAAATTTATTCGAAATCTAGCATTAGATCTTAAAGGTAATACTTTAATTCTTTATTCTAGAGTAGAAACTCATGGTGAACTTCTCTATAATCTCATAAATAGTAGTACAACAAAAGAACGTAAAGTTTTCTTTGTTCATGGTGGAGTTAACACTAAAGATAGAGAATTGGTAAGAGAAATTACTGAACGTGAAAACAATGCAATTATTGTTGCTTCTTATGGAACTTTCAGTACAGGAATTAATATTAAAAATCTTCATAATTTAATCTTTGCATCTCCATCCAAATCTAGAATTCGAAATCTTCAATCCATTGGTAGAATTTTAAGAAAGAGTGATAGTAAAAATAAAGCAACTCTTTATGATATTGCAGATGATATGACATATCAAAATAGAAAAAACTATACATTAAATCATTTAATTGAAAGAATTAAGACTTATACGGAAGAAAACTTTAATTACGACATTGTAACCATACCTTTTAAAGATTCATGAATGAGGAGTTTTATTGCATACTAAAATTAGTATCAGGTGAAGAATTACTATCTTTAGTTATGAATGATGATAATGATGGTGATCCTATTCTAATTCTTCAAAATCCAGTTACAATTAAAACAACTCATACTCAAACTGGTGTTGTTTTAAAGGTTAAACCTTGGATGGAATTATCTGATGATAATTTTTATATCATTAGATTAGATAAAGTCATTACTATGACTGAGACTAAAGATAGTAGATTAATTGAAATCTATAATCAATATATTTTAGAAAATGATTCAATGGAATCTTATTCATCTACAGGTGAAGTTAAACCATCTTCTCGTATGGGATACATCTCTACCGTAGATGATGCTCGTAAGAGTCTTGAAGAAGTTTTCAAGAAGTCTTAGAGTTCCTTAAGGGCTTTAGAGAACTTAAAGAATCTTTATTATGTGCTTCATCCGTGACAAACCTAGTCTACTGATTTTCAGGAGTCTTGTCAAGCCCCCCTGAGTATGATACAATACGTGAACAATCAAACTTAGAGTTCAATGACATGCCAAAGAAAAAACCAGAGCATTATGTAAATAATAAAGACTTCTTAGAAGCACTCATCGTCTATAAGTCAAAGATTGAAGAAGCAGAGAAGATATATTTTGAGAAATATGATAAGTATCCACCTAAGACTGGCAATTGGGAAGGTAAACCAAGAATTCCAAATTATCTTGGAGAATGTTTTTTAAAGATTGCAACACATTTATCTTATAAACCAAATTTTGTAAACTACATGTTTCGTGAAGACATGATTTGTGATGGAATTGAAAACTCAGTTCAATATATTCATAATTTCAATCCTGAAAGATCAACAAATCCTTTTGCATACTTTACTCAAATTATTCATTATGCATTCTTAAGAAGAATTGCAAAAGAGAAGAGACAACTTGACATTAAGACTAAAATTATTGAACGAACTGGTTTTGATGAAGTTATGATGGTGGATAATTCGTTGCTTTCTGGTCCAAGTTCAGAGTATAATTCTATCAAAGACAATATTTCATATCGGAACAATAGATGACACTTATATCTTGCCTTACAGATACTCACTGGTCCTTTAAAAAATCATCCAGACATTTTCATGATTATTTTGAACTTTTCTATAAGAATGTATTTTTTCCAACCTTAGAGGAGTATGGAATTAAAACCGTCATTCATATGGGTGATGCTTTTGATAATCGTAAGAGTATTGATTTCTGGGGATTAGAGTGGACAAGACGAGTGATTTTAGAACCTTTAAGAGATTATGATGTTCATATGATAATTGGAAATCATGATATCTTTCTTCGTAACTCAACTGAGATTAATTCACCCTCACTTCTTCTCAAAGACTATCCAAACATTAAGACCTATAGTTCACCCACCAATACAGTTATCGATGGTGTTAATATGACCTTGATTCCATGGATATGTGAAGATAATTACAATGATACTATGAAAGTAATTGAACAATCCAATGCTAAAATTGCATTAGGGCATTTAGAGTTAAATGGATTTAAAGTGAATTCAAATATGACAATGGAAGATCATGGATTAAACTCCACGATTTTTGATAAGTTTGAACGAGTTTATTCTGGTCATTTTCATACTCGATCTGATAATGGTAAAATTTTTTATCTCGGAAATCCATATGAAATGTATTGGTCTGATGTTAATGATACTCGGGGATTTCATCTTATTGATACCGAAACTCTAGAACATACGCCTGTAAACAATCCATATAAAATGTTTTATAACATTTACTATGAAGACACTCCACATCAATTAATTGATGTTACACAATATGAAAATAAAATTGTAAAGGTAATTGTTCGAAAGAAGACCAAACAAAAAGACTTTGATAAGTTTATTGATAAACTATATACTGCAAAGATTCAAGAATTGAAAATTATTGAAAACTTTGAGATTCAAGAGAATGTTGATTTTGAAGTGACTGAAGATGAAAATACTCTTATGATTTTGAATCGTTATATTGATGAATCGGAGTTTGAATTTGATAAAACTCGAATCAAAACTATCTTTCAAGACATTTATAAACAAGCGTGCGAAGTTGAATAAAATGTATCTTCTTACACTTAAAGACAAAAAAGACGATGGTGCTTATGCAGTTCAAGATTCTTATGGACATAAAGTTTTGTTTTTATTTGAAGAAGAAGATGATGCAACTCGATATGCTATGATGTTAGAAGATCAAGAGAGTCAAGAAATGGATGTAGTAGAGGTAGATGATGAACTTGCAATAAAAACTTGTAGACTCTACAACTATAAGTATTCTATAATTACTCCAAATGATATTGTAATTCCACCTAAAAATGTTATTATTTCATAAAGTTAGATATCGCAATTTTTTAAGTTCTGGTGATCATTTTATCGAGATTGATTTAGATAAACATAAAACAAATCTTCAAAATGGTAAAAATGGATGCGGAAAATCATCAGTAATTGATGCTATAACTTTTGCACTTTTTAATAAGTCTTTTCGAAAAATTAATAAGAATCAACTTGTTAATTCTGTAAATGAACGGGATTGTTTAGTTGAAATTGAATTTTCTATTAATAATCGAAGTTATCTTGTGCGACGAGGAATTAAACCTAATATTTTTGATATTGTCGTAGATGGTACTACTCTCCCAAAACAAGCAGATGAACGAGCAAATCAAAAAATTCTAGAGGAGAATATTCTTAAGGTTAACTATAAATCATTCACTCAAGTTGTGATTATGGGGTCGAGTACATATGTCCCCTTTATGCAATTACCTTCTGCATCTCGCAGAGAAGTTATTGAAGATCTTTTAGATATTAAAATCTTCTCTTCAATGAATACTTTAATCAAGGAAAAAATTAAATCTCAAAAAGATATAATTAAGATTCTTATTTTAAAAAAAGAGAATCTTAAAGAAAAGATTCAAATGCAAGAAAACTTTATTGAAGAACTTGAAAATCGAGGAATTGCTAACATCAACTCCAATAAAGAAAAAATTTCTAAATTGAATGAAGAGATCGATAGTCATTTGATCAATAATAAAACATTAGAATCCACTCTCAAAAAGAAGCAACAAAATCTAGAAGAGTTTTCTAATTTTGAAAATAAACTGATTAAATTGAATAATCTTAAAGGTAAACTTTCACATAAAGTATCGGAAATTACAAAGGAGCATAAATTCTTCACTGAAAATACGGTTTGCCCAACTTGTACTCAAACCATAGAAGATGAATTTAGATTAAATAGAATAGATGACGCTCAAAATAAAGCAAAGGAACTTCAAAGAAATTTTCAAGAACTTGAAGTTAATATAAAAAATGAAAAAGAACGAGAGCGTCAATTTACTGTTCTTTCTAAAGAGATTACAAACCTCAATCATGAGATTTCTCAAAACAATACTCGGATATCACTCAATCAACGACAAATCCGAGATTTTGAAAATGAAATTCAAAAAATTGCCGAGAACTTTGCAAACAGAAATACTGAACATGAAAAATTAGACGAATTTCGAAACGATCTTCAAAAAACCGTTGAAGATCTATTTACCAAAAAAGAAGAGATTGTTTATTATGAATTTGCGTATACCTTACTCAAGGATGATGGGGTAAAGACTAAGATTATTAAAAAATACTTGCCATTCATTAATCAGCAAGTTAATAGATATCTTCAGATGATGGATTTATACATTAATTTCCAATTAGATGAAGAATTTAATGAGTCAATTAAGTCTCCCATTCACGAAAACTTTTCATACAGTTCTTTCAGTGAGGGTGAAAAAGCAAAAATCAATCTTGCTCTTATTTTTACTTGGCGTGAGGTTGCAAGAATTAAAAACTCTGTAAATTCCAATTTAATGATTTTCGATGAAGTGTTTGATGGTTCACTTGACGAAGTTGGAACCAGTAACTTTTTGAAAATTATTCGATATGTGATTCAGGATTCTAATGTTTTTGTAATTTCACATAAACCGGATCTTCAAGATAAATTTGACAGAGTGATTACATTTGATAAGAAAAATGGATTCTCATATAAAACCGAACTATGACAGATGATAAAGTGGCACAAGAACAGGATTGGTTAGATCGAATGATTGATAGACTACATGAGTGGTTAGATTCACTTAAGGAGAAAGATGAGGCACAAAATTTGGGAGAGTGGTCGTACTCCGTCGAAAAGAAACGACAAGGGGAAGAAAAAACCTCAAGCAATTAGACAAGCGAAAAAACGGATGAAAGCATTTAAGAAGCGTCTCCAAGAGGGTGACGCTTCTTTTTTATAAATATCTAGAAAAGACTTTTCTAATATGAGAAATCGAGTAATTTTAGATATTCAAGA